CTCAAAGAGAGAATGTCGCATTAGATCGCATGAGGGCATTTGCCAACACATATTCCGTGCGGGAGGAGGTTGACGATCGTGTAGCTGGGGAGGGCAGTAAATTAGGAGATGAGCCCATCTATAAATTAGTCTTCTCCCGGATGGATGAAGCTTTTGAGATCCTAGGCAGAACGCGGCCCACACGCTTCTTGAATATACGGTGGTGGGAGGGAAGAGAACTACCAGGCAAAAAATCAGGGATAGGTTGGTCTAAGGTCATCTCTATTGAGCCATTAGAGGTTCAGAGGATGATTGATATACAAACATCCACAAAGACCTTCATTGCCGAGGGGTTTGTGTCACATAATTCGACCATCTCTGACATGATTTTGGCGCATCGGACCTTCTTCTATGGCAACACGACGGCACTGATTGCTGCGGACAGCGACGATCGCACGCCAAATCTCTATGAAATGGTCATACGATGCTATGACAACCTTCCGTGGTGGATGCAACCACGGTCTGCGGACCCCAAACGCGACTATCGGGTCAAAAACAAGCAGATTTACTTCGCCGATCAGGATAGCGTGGTTCGATTTGGATCGTCGGGGAACATGCAGGGGGGCGATTCAGGACAGGAGAAGGGATCGTTGGGCACCGGGATGACCCTGCCCCTCGTACATCTCTCAGAATTGGCCCTGTGGCAGAATCCCTATCAGATCATGGATGCCCTGATGCCATCCATTCCCATGAGTCCGCGATCCTTCGCCGTGCTGGAGTCCACCGCCAAAGGACGCGGAAATTGGTGGCACGAAAAGTGGGAAGCAGCCAAACGAGGGCTGGGACGATTCAGACCCGTCTTTATTCCCTGGTATACCGATCCTGGAACCTACAAGAAACCGGCCCCCGCTGATTATGTGCCGTCTGACCGCGCACTTCAGCACGCCGAGCGGGTCAAAAACACCTCAGAACGCTGGGTGGGAAAGGTTGTGCATTTGACACGGGATCAACTGTTCTGGTGGGAGACGACACGGGCAGAATATGTTGACGGCAAGATTTTGCCAAAATTTCTGGCCGAATTCACATCTGACGATTTGGAATCCTTTCAAAATACCACAATTGGCGTGTTTCCGGCAGATATGCTGGATGATATGCGGCACAATACCACGCGCATGCCTATTTTGGTGGAGATCAAACCCAAGACTACCCTTCGGGGGTTTTCGGCGTGATGTGCGGAGAGTGTGGGAAGGAGGATCGCAAGGCGAAGCCGGTGATCTGGTCCATGGATGATCACTGTGCCCAGTATTGTTGCCGATCCTGTTATCCACACTGGGCACCCTACCTTCACCCACACGAGTGTCCCTGTCCGCATTGTGTGACCTGCCGGGCGCGCCTGAATGAACAAAGAAGTCACACTGAACATCGAACATGATGCGTGTACTAATTGCATGTGAGAATGTCTATCGGCAATGAGTAACATTGATCGTCTTCGTGGGATGGGGATGAAGGTTGTTGAGGCATCAGAGTACGATTATGACTATTGGAATGGACGATTGCTGATCTGGGAGGAGCCAAAAGTTGGCGAAAGCTATGCCATTGGGGTCGATCCCGCCGAAGGTGTGGGGGCCGATCGCAGCGTCTGCGAGGTCATCAAAATCGGGAACCTCTACCATCCGGATGAGCAAGTGGCGGAACTGGCCTGTGACTTCCTCGATCCCATCGTCTTTGGTGCCCATGTCAAAGCCGTGGGGGACTTTTATGCCTCCGACGGGCTGGAAGCCTTTGCGACCGTTGAATGCAACGCCCCGTGCGGGGATACGATGGTCAATGACCTCCGTATGCGGCTTGATTATACGAATCTGTTTGTCTGGAAAGCCTATGACAAGGTCACGAACGTCTACACCAATAAACTGGGGTGGTGGACGAACCGCACGACCCGACCCAAGCTGATTGCCCGCGGTCTGCACGCATTGGTCAACAATGATCTCATTATCCACTCGTCATGGCTGATCGATGAGATGTCAGACTTTGAACGGGATCATTTCATTGCCAAGGCGAAGGCACGATATGGACGGCACGACGATCGCGTCATGGCCCTGCTCATTGGATATTGGGGAGCCCATGATGATGAGTGGATGAGTGGAGAGGATGTCGCGGAGGAGCGGCGACTGCGGGCCGCAGTAGACACACAGCCGCGTCCCGCGGTGCAGATGGATGGCGTCAGAATTTCTGAGTCTATCCCACCCCGACAGCCGGGGCGGAAAGATTGGCAGAATACCGCCTGTACGTACCGAACGATGGTGCAGGAAGCGGACGGCATGTTGATGGAGGACTAGTATGCAGATCAGTCTGAAGATGGAAGATCACCTGTACAATGATTATCTCACTCGATATGGCAGTCCCATGCATTATAAGAAAATGAAGGACGCCATTGACGCATTTAAGGATATCGAGGGGCGCTATCTGATTCTTCATGGGGCGGGGCGTCAGGCCTTGGAGCGCATTTTCCAAACGACGATAGATGATGTGACAAAGCTGGAACAGCTGATCAAGAACCTCTGCTCGGTGAAGATCGATCAGGTAGAGATCCAATTCACTGCCGATCAACTGGCGCGGTTGGACATGCAGGCAAAGTTCTTTGGAAAATCCACCGAAGACTTCATCAAGCAGACCATCGAGGAATTGATTCGGCGATTCATGGAGGAAGCCTGATGGGATGTGGTTGCAAGGGAACAGATCGCCCGAACCGCGTCAATCCCCCCGAAGTCACATCACGACGTGGCTATAAGACCCCATTTCGCATTGGCATCATCTGTAGTTGTGGCCTGATGCGGACGCTGCCAACAGGGCTGAAGGTCGATGACATCTTTCAACTGGTGCCCTGCATGAGATGTGGCTACGCCATGAAAGGTCTGTTGACATCCACAGGGGTGATTGAGGTATTGGTATGATCTGCGAACGGTGTGGGAAGACATTAGTCGTAGGGATGTTCCCCTTCTGCAAGGGCAATCAGGAGGATCATGGACCCTCGGTCTGCACCAAAACCTCCATGTTTCCCTTTACCCTTCCCCATGTAGATGGGAAGCCCATGGTCATTGAATCCCTTCATCACCTGAGAAAGGTCGAACGGGATTTCGGCGTCGTCTTCAGTGCATTCAGCAAGGACAACGTTCGTGATGTCGATGCGATCCCCAATGTCCCACGATTCAGGGGCGACGATCCTGACATCCGTCACGACTATCGCCATAGGTATAGAAAGTAATGGCTGACATCCTCAATAATTTTGGCTCTGTCGCACCCAAATCCGGATCGGAATACGAAAAGGACATCCTGAAGTGGCTGGATGAGAAAGTCCAGGAGGGCGAAGCGGTACTCAAGGACGAACCTGCGTATAACGAGATCGAGAAGGCCATCGAATATATCATGGGCGATCAGATGATTGCGAACCGCCCCACCGAACTGGCCAACTGCCCCGACAATCGGCTGAAAAACATTCTCAACCAGACGGTTGCTGCCTTAACAGACATCCATCCCCTCTTCGGCTTCAAAACCTATAACGAAGCCTTCAAAGATCAGGAAGATCTGTTGGTCAAGCTGTCCCAGGCGTGGTGGGTGAACACGTCGGCGGACGTCAAGCTGGCCGATGTGATCAAGTTCAGTGCCGGGGTAGGTACTGGATATTGTGAAGTCTTGTGGGATGCCTCTCTTGGTGGAGGAACTGGGGACATTGTCCTGCAGTCTATCGATCCCCGCAACGTCATTCCCATCAGCCCCACCCTCACCGGATCCATCCAGGATTGGGAGGGTGTAATCATCCGTACCGCTAAGACCCCCACTGAACTTCAGACACGGTTCCCGGATAAAGCACACCTCATTCATGCAGATGATCAGCCTGCATTAATTGTTCGTACATGGGGTCGGGCGCGTCGAGTGTTGTCGCGCATCATTACACCATCCGCTGTAGACGTCGCCAACTCATCCACCGTCAAGAACACGCCACGAAAAGTTGCGACCACCGAGGTACGGATGTCCTACGTGAAGGATCGGCGTCTCCATGTTGGCACCGAACCGCTCGTCATGGGCGATCCGAACACGACATGGAGTTACACTGTCTATCCCGTTGGCTACGATCGGGTCCCTGATGGGGTGGATAGCATGGGATCCCCCAGATTCCGCCGCGCCACTATTCAGGATGCCAAGCTCTACCCACGCGGCCGCATGATCGTCTCCACCAGAAAATGCATCCTCTACGACGGCCCCAATCCGTACTGGCATGGCCTGTTCCCTGTGGCTAAACTCTGCCTCGATCCTTGGCCATGGAGTTTATTGGGGAATGGCCTGGTGCATGACATCATCCCCATCCAGGATGCCTTGAACGAAATCTTGAATGGGATCCTCGATCACGTGCGAAAGTTGCTGCGCCCGGCTGTGGTTGCCGACAAAAAGGTCGCATCGACCTCCAACTGGGAGCGCATTGACACCAGACTGCCGGGGCTGAAGATCAAGCTCCCCCCAGCTGCAGGTGGAAAGGCCATAGAATTTGTCTCTCCAGAGCCGCTGCCCCAATATACCTTCGATGTCCTGAAATTCCTCGCCGATGAGATGGACTACCATGCAGGCACGGCCAATCTCATGGCCTTGTCGAAGCTGGAGCAGATCCCAGGCGAAAACACCATTGAGAAGATGCAGGAAGCCCTCTCACCGGTTCTGCGGTTCAAGGGACGGCTTCTGGAAATCTTCCTGCGTGAAATTGGAGAAATGGTCAAAGCCAACTTCTTCCAGTTCTACAACATGCCCCGAAGGGTGGCGATGCTGGGCCAAGCAGGCATCTCGTTCAGCGATTTCGACTTCGACCCCGGAACGCTCGTCCCAGCCCTTGCCCCTCAAGACCCCGGCTACGCCCCCGAACTCGACAAGGCGCACAGTCGTGCAGGCCGTGCCCAGTGGTTCCACAAGAACTTCACCTTCACCATCACTCCCAACTCGCTTCTGGCTATCAGCCAGATCAGTCGGAAGCTGATGTACATGCAGCTTCGGCAGCAGCAATTGGTGGATCGATGGACGCTCTACGACGTCTTGGAGGTCCCCAATGGTGGCTCACCCCCCAATGGAGCCGAAACGATCACGGATCGCCTGATCGCCGAGCAGCAGATCATGATGCAAGCCGCAATGCAGCAGCAGTTGATGCAGATGGGCATGCAAGGCCCCGGACGCCCTCCTACCTTCCAGGAATCCCCCGAACTCCTGAGCAAGAAGGACGAACAGGGTCTTCCTCGACAAACCATTTCCAGTTCGGGCGAGGGTGGGGAAAACAAGTAAGACTTGACAGCCACCCTATAACACGTTGATAATCTGAGTCTATGCCACTCAAGGTGAAAACCACCCCAGTGACGCCCAAGCAATCTGGAAATGCTGGCGGATCGCTGAAGATCAGAGTCGGCAGGGGCACGTAATGCTAGATACCCCTGTGACGCTTCGTCATGTCCTACTGGTACTGGGCGCCCTTGTGGGGTACATCCTCTGGCAGGATCATCAGCTTCTCTGGCGCGTAGAAGCCTTTCTTGGTCATACCTTTCGCTGATGCCCGCACAGTACGAAGCCATTCGTGATTCAGCCATCAAGAGCGGTTTGTCAGAGAAAGCCGCCAAACGTAAGGCTGCACGCATTTACATCGCGAGAGGCACGGGCGGCAGTCGTCATAGTCGCGCCAAAGCCTTACACGCAGACAGGAAAACATCCCGCTAATGCCCCACAACGATAAAGACCCCGAAGGCTATCGAGACGTTGCTCGAAAAATGATCATGAGCAACCCCATCATGCGGGTAAACATGACCGCCGCGAAGGTGGGTCAAAAGGTCCAAGAGGTCTACCGCGAAGGCAAGCATCGGGCCAAGAAGTACATCGAGCGGGTGCGCCCCCGAGTATCGGCCGCATCAGATCGATTTTCCCGGAGATAGTTATGGTCGGAATCGCTTCGTCACTGGCCAAGCGCGTAGCGGAATCGATGCGTCAGCGTGCCCAGGCGTACCAACAGGGGGAGAGGCCCCAGAATATGTTTCAGGTGTACCGGGCCAGCCGCCCCCGCCCCAAACGGCTCATCGATCGTCTCCAGCAGCGCTGGGCGAGCCGCCACACTGCGAGATAACCGCATGACACCCACTCCCGTCAAGACCCCCTTCAAAGACGCCATTACCACGAGCGTTGGGAAGAAAGCATAAATGGCTATCGGTGACGGCTTCACCTCCGGTCCCCCTCCCCTCCCCCCATCTGTAGCTGGATCTGCGTCCATGTCTCCCAACATGATGCAGCTGGCGGGGATGGGTCCTGGGATGATGGGTACTCCACCCCCTCCCACCGCCGGTATGAGCCAGATCTCCGAAGCGGCCATTCGTATTGCCTCCGAGATCGATCAGGCCTTGAAACTTCTCGCGCAAGCCATGCCTCAGCTTGCCCCCTGGGTGGAGCGGACGGTCATGGAAATGCGCTACCAGGTTGGTACAGCCCTTCAGAGTGGGGCCGTTCCAACCTCCCCCGTCCCACGGGACAACGAACGGTTTCCTGATGGTGGGGGCCGACTGTAATTACTCTGTGTCGTCGGTCCGAACGACGTGAAATAAATGTGTCGGACGACATCACCATGCTAGCAACCTTAAGGTTGACGGCATCTCCGCTGGCCCTCAGGACGATATACCTTGAGGAGGCACAGCCCGAGACTCGCTAAGGAGCAGCAGATGGCCAAGAAGGACAAGGACGCCGCGTACAACGAATTTCTCGCCGACATCAAAGCCATTGTTGGAGACGACAAATGGTCAGCTGTCGAGGAAGCGTTGATCAAAAACGACAAGGCGTCGGCAAAGCTACGAGACGGCGTGCTCGCCCGTGCAGAATTCTCCAGTCAGATGGATGCGTTGAAAGCCGAACGCGAAGCATTTGCTGCAGAAGTCGCGGAGGCACGAAGCCGGATCGGAGGCTGGCAAAAATGGTACGGCGACGTCGTGACGGAAATCAAGGCGCGTGAAGACAAGTTGAAAGCCTATATGGAAGCCTACGGAGAACTTGATAGTCCCGAAAGGACCAGGGGTGCTCAGCAGGCTGGTTACTCGAAGGAAGAATTCGAGAAGCGGCTCAGTGAGGAACTTCAACAGCGCGACCTTGCAAATCTCAAATTCGCTGACGATCTGACTGAGATCAAGCTCGACTATCGGGAACGCTTCAAGGGGAAGCTCGATACTGGGGCTGTCTATAAGATCGCCGGAGAAAATGGGCTTCCGTTGGACGCAGCCTATAATCTCTACATCGCAGATAAGGTCGAGGAGCAGCGGCAGGCATCCTTTGAC